CGATGTTGTGATGCTACAGACATTGGATAATGAAACCGATGTTATATTTGCAGCATCAAATTCTACATAATAGTTGTCGAGTCTTAGACTAGAGCCTGCTGTGACAACAGGATTAACTGTGGTCCCTGTGATGCTGCCATAAATTGCTGTTTGATTTTCGATCCTGGCTGCAAAACCTGCACCCAATACCGAAGTATTGCCGTTGGGCGCGCCTACCAAGATTGCAGATCCGCTGGAATTAAAACTTACTGCTGTGCCAAATTCGCTGCCGCTGGCATTAGACTGCGGATTGGTAACGATCTGGATAGTAGACAGTTTGTTGTAACTGATATCTACAATATCTCCCACAGAATCAATCACGCCTTCGTTGAATCTCACAGCAGTATTGCCTGTGTAATCCGTGCCCGATACCGGTTCATAAACATAACTTCCAATGGTCATGCCTGTGTCAGGATATAATAATTGACCGTTGAGATAAACCTGCGGCTGACCAAGAATGGGAGAAGGAGTAGAGTACAGTCTAGTGCTGACATTACTGACCATGTGAGACACAGTGCCCCGGTCATAAACATAGGCCACACCGTCGGCATCTATGTCAATATTACTAGTGTTTGCATCTGCATCGCCCACCGCCAGCACTGAACCATCATTGTCAGTAGCGCAACTGATACCAAAAGACAGTCCTGCATGGTTGACAACATCTGTGACAGCGGTAAAATAATCTTGAGCCAAGTAAGTTACTGCCTGGGATGACGTAGCAGGCGGCGTAAAGTTAAAAACTATCTGACGATTAACATAATCATAGATGTAATCTCCGTCTACGGCTGGAGAATTATTAAATCTCATGAGTTCGCCGTTGTAGTAAACTCCCACTGATTCGGGATCAGGAGTTGCGCCTGCCAGCATATCAATGGGGAACGATCTAGTGATACCATTGGGTTTCAATGGATTGGCACCAAATCCCCAATATGCTGAATCAGGATCTGTGCCCCAGCGAGACACATATATCATGTTGGTAAACGTGATATCTACATTGGTACCCGTGAGCGTGATAGCCCGATCAATGGTCACTGCATTATTGGTGGTATCAATGGATACAACTTTGCTGCCCACTGCTATACCCATGCCAGAAACTTGTTGTCCCGCAGCCAATCCATTGATGCTGGTAACTGTAAACACAGTTGAACCCGAAGTAATACTATCTACTGCTTGAATCACAGGAGCTGCCGGTGGTACACGGAAACTGATACGTGTGGCATTGGCTGTGTAATCTTGATTGTAGGCCTGTACTGTGCTGTTTAGAGTCACAGACCACTGTGATCCACGATCAACCAGTACTTTATCGTCGGTTGGGAAAATAAACTGTACACCGTCACAGGTAAATTCAGTGGCTTGTTCCTGGAATCTATTACGCTGATATGCCTGTACTTTTTTATCAACCGGGTTGCTCACATAAAGCCAGTATGCATCTTGGCTGAATTTTATGTCGCCGGAGAATTTGCCATCTACGCCAGTGCTGCCGCCAGGCAATAACTGCCGTGGTTCAAATCCACGATCAGTTTTCTGCATGATCACAACACGGAAATCAGTGTTGAAACCAGGCACAGTACCTAGTCCTACACTAAACGCAGCCCAAATATTGCCAGCAGCATCGCCCACACGTCCAAAATCACTGTAGTTGGTCCAAACAGAAGGCACAGCCACAGGAGACTCGGCAGTGTAAACATTGCCATCGAGATAGTAGGGTATGACCACTCCTGTGGTATAACTGCCTGGAGCACCTATCAATATGTTGGCATTATCGCTGGTTTGGCACACTGCTGAACCAAATAATTCTGTGCCAGCATATTCGTAATCTTTGATATCAGTATAAGGCGTTTGTTTTTCTAAAGTTTGCCAGCGGCCTGATCCATTGTTATCTACCCATACCTTGTTGGTCTTGGTCAAGTCAAACAATATAGGTAAATCGGCAATGTCGCTGGGCTGTGCCACGTGTACTGAAGACAGTTCAAAAACCACGCCTTCGCCCACAAGTGTGGTCACGCCGTCGGGCAATTGGCTGTCTATCAACACTGTGCTGGTACTAGGAACGCTGTTGACTCTGAACGCGCCCTGTAAATCTACATTGAATTCTTTGATGATTATGGTCTGATCTGCAGTAAGTCCGTGATTGCCAGAGAATATAAGTAGAGTCTGGCCATCCAGATTGTCTTGTGCCAAGACCAGTGTGTTGACTAGATTCTGGCATTTGTATACGTCCCAGTCCGATTGATTGATCTTGGCCACCCATACTTCTGCAAGATTGGTAACTTTGTCTAATTCAGCACTTAAACTGTTGAGGTCGTCGATGCTGAACAACTGTATTTCAACATCTCTGCTGTCAACATATCCTGCCGTGGGCAAAAACTTGTCAGGGTATGTCTGTTGTAATTGTGGCAGTATCTGTGTGGTATTCACCGGCTGACTGACTGCATACAAGTCTGTGATCAATGTGGCTTGATCGGCTTCTGTGGATTCGCCCAGGACCACAAACTGGCTGGTACTGGGATTGCCGGTAAGTTTGGTAGCATCTAATGTAAAATCAACAAAGGCGTTGGTAGCCGTGGCACCATAAGTGGCACGCTGTATAGCCCAGTTTTCGTAAACATCGTAACTGAGATCATCGCCATTGACCACTGCCTGATCGTAAAAATAAAGACTGCGCGGTGTGCCTTTGGTACCGATAAAATCTTGATAGGCATTCATTTGACTCACAGTATCAAGTTCGATACTGGCCATGTATTCTCTCGGGCGGAATCCTGTGAGTCCAAATCCCAAAAGTTCTGAATCGGCGTCTAAGTTATCAGCGTGCTGATCGTAAAACTGTGTGCTTTGTATGGCCTTGAGGGCAAGGTTGGGCAGCATACCTTCTTGGTCTGGACGATAAACTATTTTGTTCCAAAGATTGTAATCAAATGTATCCGCAGGATCCACAGTGACATTGGCCTGATAATAAAAATTTTTGAACTTGACCACTTGGCCTTTGGCATACTTTAGGCCCGAATCCCATTCGGTCACGCTGGGCAAGTTTATGATAAAGCCGGGTGCATCCATGGTGCCATCCCATTCGGCCGACTTGATACCTTGATATATCAAGCGCCCCTGGCGCAGTCCTGTCAATGGCTGATAAATGATATCATCAAAGTCTGTGACGTTGTCAACGATGATGATATGTTCATAGTTGGTGAGTTTGAGATTAACATATCCAACAGTGTTTTCATTCAGCGCAGTGAGTTCAAACAAGTTGCCATCTCTGTACACGCTGTAGTCTCGCAAACGCAGGGCTTGCTTGTTTTGATTGACCAGAATGTCTTCGCGTTTGGATTCCAGTAGATTCACTACCACTGCATTCTGTTTATAAAATTCTAATTTGGCGCTGCTGGGATTGAGCTGTATCAGTGCGCCTACGGCCCATCCTTGATTGTACCAGTACACAAATTCCTGTGCCATCTGCTCCCAGTTTAGCAGTACAGTGTTTTCTAGTGTGTTATAAGCGAATCCCGATGTGTTCAAGAATTTGCCATAACTCAACAAGAAGTCTACCACTGCGTTAACACTGCGAAAGATATAACCATAGGGAATCAAGACCACTGTGTCTGAAAAATCTTTTTGCATACGTATGGTAGTATTACCAATGTTCAGTGTGGTATAGTTGTTGTTGATGATGCTGGGCAGGATTTGGAAATACGGATTGGCTATGCTGTTGCCGTACACAGCCCAACCCGATTCGGTGCGTTCAATGGTCACTGCCGAATAGTTGATGCTGTCAAACACTTCATTGCGATACAAAAGTATGTTGTAGTTTTCGTCAGGAATCAGCAGACTGCGATTGTAAGTGGCCGGACTTGTGCGATCACTCAGCAACTGCAGATATCTTTTGTCAGTGAAACCTGCCACACGATAGGCCAATCGTATGTCTAGATTGTTGATCCTGGCTTCAAGATTGGCAGTACCGGGCAATCCATAACTCTTGTTGTAGTCAATAATGAAATTAACATAAGAATTAACTGCTGTGCCCTCGCCATAGATCTGTAAATCATTTGATGTCAGTCTTTGGCGACCGTTGTAGAGCCATTGATCAAATTCAGTGTTGAATTTATATTGATCCCGATCAATGTAATAGTTTAGATACTGAGCTGGCTTTAATAAAAACAAAAGTCTTTGTATGGCAAACGGCCAAGCAGAGGATTTGCGCCACGCTGTTTCTGCAGGCGATCCGCCACCAATGCTCCAATTGGCCTGATAAGTGGCTGGGTTGTAGTCTGCGACGATGGTGGTAAAAGGCAACAACAGATTGCCCTGCGCATCCACAGGCAAGATGTCTAACAGGCCAGGACGTGCATAAACTGTGTCAATCCTGTCATTGCCTGGCTCGCGGATGCGGCCCGCGGCAATGTCTTCCCACATATAGAGATTACCTGAGGTATAAGGTGCTGGTCCATATTCAGCGTCCCACCATAGGGGCTTGTTGCTGAAACCCAGCATCTGCCAAGGAAAGTTCTGTGGCTCATCGGTGTCGTAAAACAACCAATAGATCTGGCGCCAGTAACCAGGCATGGGAATAGCATCACCGGCGTCCAGTCCTTGGGGATACGTGATTTTAGCACCAGTCTGGCTGTAGTTCCAGGTTTTTTCGTTGGTGACCAAGAAATCTTGTTGCTTGTAGTCCACACGATTGCTGCCTAACCAGCGTACAAATTCATTGTTCAATATAGTCTGGCTATTGATATTGTCTGCTGTGACACCACGAAAGGCGCCAGGCAAAAATTCATTGTAGTCTAGCGGATAGTCGGCGGTGCCCTTGATGTTGCTGTAGATACGTGTTTCGAATTCTAATAGTACCTGATCCCTGTAGTCGCCAAACGCAGGCGTGATTGAGCCGTCGTGTCCACGTATCACAGTGGTGGGAGTGGTATAGGTAGTGTCTACATATATCTCTGGAAAGTATGCAGGAAACAGTCTCAGACTGCTGGGAGTGGCAGGAACAAAGTTGCCATAGGTCTGTTGATATTCACGTATGACCACGATATCTTCGTCGGCCAGCACACTGGGTACCAGAGTCACAGTATTGGTCACAGTATCAACTACATAATCTCTGTCCCGGCACAGTATCACATCATTCACATACACATTCAAACCTTGATAATTGGCTTCGCTGTAATTATATGTGTAAATGAGATCAAAACTGGTGCTGCTTTCTTCGTACCAGGTATATGTGGTGCTTTCAAAAATACCTGCTGTAATACAATCACTCCAGTAAAAAGGATTATCGCTGGAACGATTGGACTTTAAGGCATCAATGGCCGAGTCTAATATTTCTGCTGTGGTTTCATTGATAAATTCGTTTTTCCAAACGTAATCTAAAACAAGATCTTTATATCGTTGGTACTCCACAGCACTGTAATACAATGCGCTGGATATAGAATAATCCTGCTCGCGCAAGAATACTGCTGGTATGGCCAATGCAGCCGAGTGTTGTATAAGGTCGATGCCATAAGGCACTAGGTTGCCTAAATCGCGGCTGTTGTTGGCAGCCAGAACCTGACCTTCAAAGCCTTGTATATTTTGACAAATGCCTATATAATGATCTCGCAATGTGCCCAAGGTGCATTCTGTGACATCTTGATTGAGAGCATTTACTGTCAAATTAGTGGGCACTGAAAAATATCCTGTGCTGCTGGTCTGAGCGCTCAATGCTGCCACTACCACCAGACTGGTGGGCTCGGGATCAACTGCAAAAGTTATTTCGGTTTGTACGCCTGTACCGGCTCCGGATTGTGCATTTGGGTAAACTTCTAAATTACTGCCATCCAAGATTCTATAGGTATATGTTCCTGGATCCTGCAGCACATCATTGACTGATATGCGCACGATGTTGGTGATGCTGGGATATTGATCTTGCTCCAGTACTGCAACATCTATCTTGATGCTGCCTTCGGTATAATCAAATTCAAAAATTTGCGGCTGCTGGCTCAGCAAAGGAACATTGGTAGTATTAGGTGTAAGGCTGGCAGTTTGATAACCTATCAATCTATCATAATTCACACGATCAGTATATTGATGTACAAATCCGGTGCGCAGTCCCACTAGATCTACAGTGAGATTATTGAGATAGGTAAACGAATCTCTGTAGAAATTAAAGAAAAATAGTATGTCTCCCACATTGTTGACGCCGCTGTACTGCAGTGGAAATTTCAACACAGCGTCGGCCACTCCGGTGCCAACTGCATAACTGAACAGCGGAGATCCCACAAAGTTGGTGTCGGGATACACTGTGGCGTTGCTGAAACTGGTTCCGTCTTGATCAAAAACATCAAACAATGGTGCTTGATTGGGATGGGTCTTTTGCTGTGTCTGTTGGATGGTGCTCCACTCACCGTTGCTGTAGTAAAAACTATAGCCCTGCTGGCTCTCACCCAAGGTACACACTGTGACCGATCCTTCGGCAGCCACTTGGCCTTCAATGGCTTCAAGATACAGTAGGCTTTGTCCACCCGGCACAGGAGTGATCTGCTGTACCAGATATACTTGCCGTGCGACTTCGGGATTTTCGTCCGCAGCAAAAATAACTTTCATTCCTGCAAACAACTCAATGCCGTCAATGGTAAAACTGGGCTGACCTGCCACTTGTGTAAAAGCATTGGTCACTGAGTAGTCTATCAAACTGATGGGCTCCAGTCCTTGGGTACCAAAGCGTATGAGTTTGATGTCAGGACGGAATTCCAAGATAGGACGCTTGCCGCGGAAGTTGTCGTCGATCACTGCCACGGTGCCGTTGATTTCGGCAGAATAAGTCAGCACATCCACGTGGAACCAACGGTTGCTCCTGGTCCAAGGATTTAGATCTCGGCTGGCGCGATTGATGGTCACATAGTCTATGTCGGATCCAGGAACCAGTCTTGCTCCGTCCCACAGTGTGGTATCCCAAGGATAAACGTCCCAAGGAATAGGCTCACGTTGAACTGTGGCAGGATAATTGTAAATTTCAGGAATAACAAAATCATCCACTGGCAGCAATTTAATACCCCCAGCAGTGCCCACACCTTCTACATAAAAATCTCGATTCCTATAAAACGCAGGAGTGATATTGCCAACAAATTGGATACGCATACCATTGCTGAATGAGATTGTTTTGTTCCAGGTGGCAGGACTGACCAGCCGCACATTGTCAGTGGTATAGGTCTGCTTGCCTACAATTTGCTGTTCAACATTAAAAGACTGCAGTGTGGCAGGGGCAGTTAATCTTACAGTTTCGGGTCCTTGGAACTGCCAGTAATATTGATTGTAGTTGACTGACTTGTCCCAGTCGATGAAAAAATCCACAGCATAATATTCTTGCTCAAACAGTTCGTCAGGACGTGTGATAGGACCGTTTATTTTTTTCAGCGCATCAAGATATCCGGGATAGGTCAGTGCATCGATAACACGCCGGCTGCCGTCTTCCAAGAATATGGTGGCAGGTTCCAACTGATAGTCTCTGCGTGTTTTGTCTGGTTCAACGATGTAACGATCTTCGGTGGTCACACCTGGACCAAACTTCTGTCCTATAAAACCCTGCGCACGCTCATAGCGCGGCTCTTGTACCAATTGATCCAAGGTGGCGTGTAGCACCTGTTTGTTGGTGGGTGTGCGGAATATTTCAGGTAAAAAATCTACTGTGCGTGCCATGCTTAGTAACTAACCGTGGTTTGAATACGTAACTCAGATGGTGTCAGTGCTGCGATAATCTCCACGTCATTGACTGTGGTGGCATTGACAAATATCTCTGTGGGGGCAGAACGTATTTCATACAAATTACCAAAGGCCTTGTTGGGATCCTGTGGTACCAATACCACAGACGAAATCAGCGTGCCCAGGGTATCGTGTAAATAGGCCGACAACTCAGAAGCATAAAAAGTTTGACCAAAGTTCCAGTTGTCTATGTCAAAATAGGTATTGAGGCTGGCCACCACAGCAGACTTGACTTCTTGATCTGATGCAGTGGTGTTGGAATTTTTCACCACTTTGAACAGAGCTCTGAGTTCAGGATCGGCCTTGGCGCCAAACAAAGGTTTAAAGGTCACAGAATTCAACACTATGTTGTCACTGAGCATTTTGTATTCATTGAGTCCTTGATATGCCTGTCCTAATTCACTCATGGTAGGCACAGCGGGTTTAGGCACAGTGTTGGTAGTGTCTGTGATCCAGTTGCGATATTCATTGTAGTAACTGTTTGTGACCACATAGATATCAATGATATTGCTGGTACCGGGATCTATCCTGCGTGTGTTGGGACTGTTATGCCGATACTGGAAATACAAGCCCGCACGCCCAACTTTGTATTGGAAATCACTTCTGGCAGTAAGGCTGCGTCCACCATAGACATCTACTTTCAATTCCCAAAAAGTCTTGTCTTGATAGGCAAAAAATAACTGTCCAGCCGGATATGCTGCCATCTGTGCTTCAATGGCTTCTTTGGTTGCATACACCTTGTTCATTACATATTCGGGTATCAAGAGATATCTTTCTAGATCATCAAAATCTAGTGTTCTCTGCAGGAAAACATATTTGCTGTCGGGATCCACATCAGGTGCTACCACTATATTAAACACGTCAGGATCATCCGCAACTGTGTCTTGATCATAGTCGCCAAATGATACTTCTACGCCAAAGTCGTTGACGTAGCCATCGCTTTCGGTCTGCTGACCAATGATATCTAATATCACATCTTCTAATAGACTGGCACTGTACGGTGGTGTGGCGTTGGCATCGGGATTGCTGCGTAGCACACTGATGTAGTCATTGACTATGCTGCCTTTTTTGACATCAAATATACGTCCTGCAGAATCAAAAAAGAATCTACACTGGCTCACCGATCCAAAGATATATGTGAGATTGCGATAAGTCACAGTATAGTTGACACCGTCGGTGATGAATTGAAACATCCAAGCAGCGTCGCTGTTGGTATTGCTGAGATCTTTTGCTGTGGATATGTTAAAGGCAGCATCTACGTCAAGATTGGTGTTGCTGATAAAATACCATTCGCCAGCAACATTGTCATAGCCTAGACCAAAGTTTCTATAGATCAGAATATTTTGCACCATGAGATTGGTCAATTCAGTGCCGAACGTGTTGACAAACACAGGAATAACTTGAGTAGGTATAGCGCCCTGTGGTACGAAATTGTTGAGGCTCACTGGACCTGTACCGTCACTGTTGTCGCCGCGACCTTGGTTGCTGCCGTCGCGGATCACACGAGTAATAGTAGCCCAGATCACTGTGTGATCGCCCTGTTGTACAGGTGTGCGTGTTTGCAGTCTATTGGTAGCGTCAAAACAACTGCCCAAGGGTGCTTCAAATTTTACCAATGCGCTTTGTTTGATATATGCTAGATTGCCACTGGCGCCTGCGCCAATGGCCACAGGATATTGCTGTCCACCTGCTGCAGGAATGTTGGCAAACCAACCAGTACAGGTATTGGTAGTGGCTGAAGTCTGATGCCAGAACAAGTAGGGCACAGCAGGCTCAGGCAAACCGCTTTGTCCATAAGGATTGATCACGCTGTTCAATGCTGGTCGTGGAAAATTCTCATAATAGAACTGCAGCATCTCTTTGGTGCGTGTTATAGGTTGTACTCCGTTGATGATCACTGAATTGATATCTGACACATCTAAAAAGTCAAAAGCAAAGTCCGGAGTCTGTTCTTCTTCATACAGCACGCCATCGTCGGCAAATATATTAGTTGAAGAATATTTGCCAGTGATGTCCAGGAAATCTAAATTACGAGCAGCACCTATCACACTGCGCACAATAGATTTGGATTTGATGATTGAATTATATTGGCTATAGGGAAACTGATTGTAGTCCTCACCGTTGACCATGCGATTCTGTGTGTAAAATCTCGACGGAGCACGCTGCTTGATTTCAGTGATGCCTTCTCTGGCCTGGCTGTTGGTAATATTCTGCTGTAGATTCAGAGTGTATGTTATGGTCTGTATTTTGTTGTTGCGGTCAACATACCCCAGCTGCAGTACCACTGACTGCATTTCTTCAGGATTGATGGTATAGGTTAGGCCATTGCTTTGGCGAACATATGTGCGGAATGTGCCCACAGGTGCTTCGGCAAAAGTGTTATCTCCAAAGTTAAACTGTATTTGATCATTGGATCTGCTGGTAATTGAATAAATGGTACGCAGACTGCGCTCGGAACTGCCCAATTGGCTAGCAGTATAGATACTTTCTTTTGGAGTCCAAAGTCTGGTGATATTGCCCACTTCATCCAGTTGATAAAGCCATACGTCTTGGTCATTGATACCTTCGATATTGATATTTTGATTGTTGTTGTTGATTTTTTCAGGAAAATTAAAATCCTGATTCAGCAATATACCCTGTTTGAAATACAAAAACCAGCCAGTGTTGGTAGAACCATAGCCCTGGCGATCGTTGCGATACAGGATATTAAACACTGAATTGGGCCTGGGCGCACGCTCAACGATGGCGTCCTGATTTTGAATACTGACCGACACTGATTCAAAAGGCATGGATATGCCATCCACAGTGGCAGTAAACGGAATAACAGGCAGATAGCCTGCTTGCATATTCACCGAATATTCTTCAGTCAACACATTTAATATAGTGGCAGTACCGCCGGGTTTGCCCACACGCTGGCTGTTGACCAAGGTAGCATTGATTATAGAAGTAAATTGATCATACCAACTTTCGTTGGTCAAATCATTCCAATTGATTGTGACGCCGGCTAGATTATTGCCTTGATAATCATACACATTTTCCGTGGTGCTCACTGACACCACCTTGAGATAGCCCTGTGCTGGTATATTGCGTTTGGGAGTGTAGTCTACTAGGTTGGCCAATTTAACCACCGAGTCTCTGCGCTCGGCTGTGTCAATGAAATTTTCTCTTGCATTTAAATCATTGCGGAAGGCCAGAGCCTGACCCATGAATGCCATGACATCCAGCAGTGCGATAAATTCTGAAGATTCTGTATAATCGTTGAATGTTTCGGGATAGTACAGACGCAGATAATCTACAAAGGTCTTGCGTATGGTTTCAAAGTCATAGCTTTGAAAGTCAGCCTGGCTGTAGTTTTGATAAAAACGTTTCCAGTCTTCCAACCCAAATACTGCAGTCTGTCTAGTTGTTGTGGCCATAGTTATAGTTGTGTTTTAATATTTATCTGACAAAAAAACAGGGGTTTTATACCTGCCCAGCCACGCCTGTGTTGCCGTCAAAAAATACCTGCAGCAACTCTACATCAGTGTTGGGAAGGAACTGTACTTCAATTTCCATGAGCATACCATTGTCAAAAGGAAACACGTTGATGGTCTGCAGGCTCAGTCTAGGGTCTTGTTTGATGATATCTATGCAACTCTGGCGTATGTTTTGCTGCACGTCCGGGGTCATTTGCTCAAAAATCATGGCCCAGATAGGCGACCCATATTGAGGGCGTCCTGGCAGTTCGCCTTGCTTGATGTTGAAAGCATTCAACAAATCCCTGATCACCAACTGCTGATCAACCAAGGTAAATTTTTTGTATGCCTGCTGTGTGTTGTATCCGATGAATGTTGCCATGGTCTAGTATTTAACCGCCCGAATAAGCAGGATTGCTGTATTTTTTAGCATATTCGCTGTCTTCAGCAGGTCTGGGATTGGGCAAGCCGCTGAGGCCGCGTTTTAATCGCTCATTGTTGATGTCGTCCCAGACCTGCGTGTCAGGTCCTGAATAGGTCAGATCCTCGTCTTTGGTGTTTTTGAATCTAGCAGCATTGATAGATGCACCGGCCTGCTGTGCTGCAGATATAGTACCAGGATCAAAACTGGGCAGTCCCGGCGGCAGTGCTGATAAAAATGCACTATCTAATTTTGAACGATCGATAGCGCCAATTTTGGTACCAGCAGTGGCCAAGGGATTGGGCGGATTTTGTGCTGCTTCTATGGCAGCCGTGGCTGCTTTTAATTTTGCAGGATCTATGGCAGGTATGCCGCCTGGCAGTCCTGGTATGGCAGGTATGCTGGGTATGGCTGGTAGCCCACCGGGCAAGGCTACACCTGGTGCTGATATTTTCAGTGCCTGGCTGAGACTGCTCACAGCACCAGTCAGCTGCTGATTGGCAGCAGCTATCTGTGCGGTGTTGACTCCCACAGTGGCTCCTGCCTGCTGCAGTGAATTTATAGTGTTGGTAACAGCCGCTGCGGCGTTGGTATTGATAGAGCCAGTCTGCGCCAGAGCAGCGCCAGCACCGGGTATGTAACTGCTCACTGTTTTGGCCGCTGATGACACAGCCGAAGTCACGGATGATGTCACAGATCCCACCACATTGGTCAGACTGGACAATCCCGAAGTGGCCGACTTGGCCAAGGATGTGGGATCCACACCTGATGCGATTTTATCTGCCACGGCCTTGACATCGCTGGCTATCTTGTCTGCTGTTTGCTTGGCTGCTTTGAAGAAATCAGTGGCAGTGGCCGCAGCTCCCTGTGCAGAAAAAGTGCTTTCTAAACCAACTTTTGCCTTGCTCAAGGCCGCATCCACGGTCAGTGTGCTGTTGGGCAAGAGGCCTTGCACAGCACTGGTGGCCTGCTGATTCAATTTCAACAAGTTGGCCCCAGCTGCTGTGAGATTGGTAGCAGCCTGGGTCATGCTAGATAAACCGTTGATGTTGATGCCAGCAGCAGTGACCGAACTGGCTATGTTCTGCACAGCGCCCACGGTCTGGCCTATGCTGGTAGGTATGGTTACAGGAGCAGCCATTACAGTTGATTTCCTAAAAATTGAACCACTGCGGCAAAACCATAGATGCTGGTCAGCCCCACGGTCATGGCCAAGACTTCGATGTCTTCGGTGCCGTTGATTATATTGCCACTGATCAAAGCGTTATAACTCAAAATATAACTGTCTTGTTGTAGAATATATTGTAAAGTTGGTCTGGACAAAATATCCTCGATGCTGTTCACATTGTATTGTCCGGTCCAGGCGGTGCGTAAGTTAAGCGCGTCATACACCTGGGATTCATTGAAATTCAAACTGGGTGGAACCAGTCCCACACTGTCTAGATTGGTATTGCCTGTGACGAATTGATCAAACAACTGTGGTTTGATCAGGCCAAGATCGTAGATCTGCAGCAGATTCAATCCCAGGATGCCTATGCCACGATCCGTGCTCCAGGCAGCAGAAGGTTGTTCTACTGTTCTGATTCTTTGTGCCATCATTATTTGTTGTACCGCAGGTGTCAATGTGCCCAACAGCCTTGGCGGCAATGGCACATCTGACACATCCACAGTCTGTACTATGACTGTTTTGACGCCAAGATTTAATTGAGCTGCCAATTCAGTGAGATTATTCACTGGTGTCTACTCCATAGTTGTGCATGGGATATGGTTCGTGAGTGGGCGCACGAGTGGCCACTGTTTGGATCACGTCTTTTTGTATGATCCAATTGCTGCCTTCAAACTCTGTGTCGGGCAGGCTGTTTTTCACCAACTCTGGAACCACTGGTACTGTTTCCGAACCTCCGGAATTAAGGCCTATCAAACTGGCGTCCATGCGCAGTTCTGCACCGCACTTCCAGGAACCCTTGCCGCCGGCTTCCAACAACAGGGTACCATCGGCCTTGACTTCGAATGTGGCCTGTGTGTAAACATTGATATTTTTATCGGCACGTAGATTAAACACATCCTGTGTTTCCAGATTCATGGCGCCTTTGCTGCGCATACGGATCTGACCCTCGGCATTGATGTTGATGTCTTTGTCCGCGTGCAGATTCAGCGTGCCGGCTGTGCGCAAGTTAATGCTGTTTTCCGCATAGATGTCCAAGGCACCTTCTCTATTGAGTTCGATCCAGACATCGCCGCGCTTGCTGATGATGTGTAAAAAACTATCTGAATCATTCATCAGAATCTGATGCCCTTGACAACTGCGAAGTCTGAACAGTTTGTTGTTGCCGGATAGATCACCGTCGTCCATGGCCAAGGTATGACCGCCTGTACGTGCAATGACTTCTAACTCAGAGGGTGCCACGTCGCCTGAATCAATGTCAGACTGTATTTCATCGTTGGCGAATTTGCCCTTGTACACAGGCTGCCCCGGTGTTGAAATACCAAACACACGACTAGGTGATTCGCGTTGGCTGTTGGTGGTTATGGGCCCACGCTGTGGATCGTCGATGATACCTTGTTGTAGCATCTGTGCAGCCTGATAGACATGCACTGCTTTGGGTTTGGTGTAATACTTGGGGTCAGATAATATTGTAGGATCTTTGGTATTGATTTCGATAGTAGGCAGCAAAGGTTTGCCAGCAAAACCATCAGGCGTGCCTTCCACAGCATAATAATCGTTGCTGTCTCCTGGTTCATTGGGATCGGCAGCAGCACCAATGGCAGGAATCATGTGTGTCAGTGCTGGTTCGGGCACACAGCCAATGTAAAATCCTTGATTGGGATCGCCATACACAAATATCACCATGACCCTGGTGCCTACATCTGGAGGAGTAGCCCAAAATCCATAACTTTGTCTGCCGCCAATGAAATCGCCTGCACCAGACGATGCACCGGTGTTGGGTGTAACTCCATAAAACGGACTCATATAACTCACTGTGTGCCAAGTGCTGGAATCGTTGGCCGAAGATCCCGGCATCTCGGGAATGTACACACGCAGTCTACCCGACAGTGTCACGTCTGTGCTGTCTTTGACTATACCAATGTAGGGCCCTGGATCTACCGGAGTACGGCCGCGTCCAAAGGTTAGATCCTTGGCTTGTCCGCGGTTGATTTCTATGTTATCGGCCATGTGTAATTATTTCCTCTTATGGTGCTATGATATCTGAAATGCCAGGTGCATCGTCGTTGCCGGTCTGTGCTTGATTTGGCAACAATTTCCTTCTGAATTGATCGCGGCGAGCTTGCCGTATCGCTTCTGCTGCTGCTGCCTGGCGCTGGGCAAAAGTTGGTGGCGCAGTTGCCGGCAATGCGCTGGTGGGACTTTGCGGCACAGTAGTGGGACCACCTTCTTGTGTGCGTAGATCATTGGAGCCGTCGGTATCAAACGCACCTGTGCTGGCTTCGGTGGTCTCTTGTCTAGCAGTAACTGAGTCAGTGTCGGTAACTGTGTCAACTGGAGTGCCTGTGGCTATTTGGCCAGCAGCACCGCTGGTATAGTCTCCTTTGACAAAGGCTTGATCAGGATTCACATCGGCTAGGATTATGCCTTCTATGTCCTGTGTAAATCTGCCGTTTTGAAATTCACTGTTGATCTTGGTAAATTTGTAGGCATTGCTTTGGCGGCGCACAAACCCTTGGCGTGGTTCTACTTTGACTATGCCATCAGCGAGATTCCAGTCGTCGCCGGTGAGAAAAGTCACCTGGAAATACAATTCGCCAAGATTGCTGTTGAGTATGTTGGAATCATTGCCGCCAGCTGCTTGTGTGAGATTTTGTCGATTGATCAAGGCTTGATTCACATTGTACCAGTCCTGCAACAACAGATCAGGATCACCAATAATTTTTAACTTGGCCTTGGCCAAATCTGTGAAACTGTAAATACCAGCGGCAGCACGAGCAGCCGGGTCTGTGCTGTCACCCAGACTGCCTTGTTTGCCTGTTTCGGCTACCACTCGAAAGGCATAACTGGTGCCCACTTGGCCTGCGGCGGCTGCGGCTTCCTTGCCAGCATCTTGGGCCAACTGTGCGCCAATGCCAAAGGTCTGTCTATACAGTGCGTTAAAATCTTGTTCGTAGTTTAGCACTGCTGTGTTTTGACCAGTGAAGGTAAAATTGTAGAGTTTGTCAGGACCTCGCCAAGGGGCTCGTTTGAAATAAGGACTGCGCACGTCAGTGACACTGTACTCGCTGATGGCAAAAATAACCTTGTTGGCATAGGTTTTGCGAAGTTTATCGTAGCCCAAGATCTTGTTGAATGGGGTGATCTTGTACCATTTCACTGGTTTGGTTTGTTCTACTTTTTTGCCATAGAAGTCTTCTTCGCCTTGGGCGTCGGCATCTGTTGATCTTTCCTTGATAGCCAGCGATGCCTGAGATTTCACATATTCGCTGTTGCGTATCATCATATCCAACCACTGGATGATTGGCGTGCCCGGCAGTATCCTCACATTCTTGGCATTTTTAGGCACCGCTGTGTTTTCTCTTGTGTTGATTGATTTGGTATCCGTGGGCACATCGCCGGCAGCACTGACCAGGCTGTTGTCTAGTCCTGCTGTGATAATTTTAGCGTTGCGTAGATTGTCGCTGGCAAATAACACTTCATACTCGTCGGGTATGTCAATGGCCTTGGTGCCTTGCTTTTGCGGCCGAGATAATCTTTGTAATTCTTGATTGATAGCCTGGCAAAGGCCGCGTGTGGGAATGTTTTGGCTGGGCTGTGCCGAGACTTTGCTGGCATCTCCGTAGAATCCCCCTTCTTGCGCATCGGCGTCGCTGGTTTCGGCCCTGGGATTGGCATCTTGGTTGTTGGCATTGTTACTGGTACCAGGCACGCCATTAAAGATATCATTGAGATTGGTACCAGTCAATTCAAATCTAGCAGGACTAACACCTAACATGGCTGTTCTAGCCACAAAGCTGGGACCAAATATGCCCGAGCATTGATACTCTACTATACGTGTGCCGATGCGTGTCTTGACATCTGACAACATGAACAAAAATATCTTGGTAAGAACCGCAGACTCGCTGCTGCCGGCTAGATCCAGTTGATTGATATCTCCTTTGGGAGTAATCGGCTGACCATTGTTGTCATAGCCATAAAATCGTATGACCATTGCATAGGTATGGGCATAGTATTGTCTAGCACTGTTGGGATCTTTGTTGGCCAATGTTGCTGTGGCACTTTGTAATCTATAGATAAATGTTGCGCCTGCTGGTTCCGTGATGGTAAAACTTAGCCTCCCTGTGGAAGAAGGCACGCCTTGTTCACTGAATCCTATCACGCTTTCAATGCGTAGATTGTCAAGTGTAAAATCGCAGTCGCTGAAATAAGAGTTGCGTTTGCCTGCTCCCACTGGGCTGCCACCAGATCGTATCAACAGTTGATCACCTGGCAAATTGATAGTTTCGCTGGTGGTATCAGACTCCACAAATTTATTGTAGTCTTCAGGAGTCAGCAGATACAAACTGAGATTGTAGGTGTAACTGGCATATTTGTCCAAGGGATTGGTCACTGGTCCTGACCCTATGCCTAAACTATTGCTGTTACTAGACGGGGACGACGACGAAGACGCACGTATGGTCTGGGATACAGTTGGACCGGCGTCTTCTCGGCTGAAAGCAGTCTGCGGAAATCCTGCCGTAGTACCAAAGTTGGAAGGCAGTGCTATGGCTCCGCTGGCCCCGGCAGCAATGCCGCTGGCTGTGCCTGGTATGGCAGTAACTGTGGCTGCAGGTGTACCCAACGGTATGCCCGGAGAAGGTTGACCGCCGGCGGCTGTGTTGGCATTGGCAGGATCCACTGCGCTGGCTGCACCCAGTGTCTGTGGCGTAGATGCTGTGCCGCCCGACGCTGCTTGACTGGTGGAGGTGGCAGTGGCTTGATTACGCTGTGCTCGTCCCAGTGAAATAGCTAGGTTGTTTTGAAAAGTTGTCAGACCTTGGTTAGTAATTTCAGTTTTGGCGATAAAAGCAGGCACACCAAACTCACTGAATATGCTGTCAGCGGAATTTCTAATGGCTGCCAATTCAGCAAATGCAGTCAGCACTGCATCGCTGGCTGCTTGGTATCTGGAATACACTTGATCGTAAGTTTCACCTTGTTCCGTGGCTGTTTGGATAGCTCTAATTTCAGGAGCCCACTTGCGGTTAAATTCCGCCTTCAGGGCTTCCCACTGTAAAACCAAAGTGTCTAGCGTGACTGTGGCCATGAGTTAGAGCCCCAGTGCTGCGCGAACATTGTCTCCGGATGGCAAATATATCTTTTGGCCTGTGACAAAGTCATTGATGGGATCTACCAAAGTATTGGGATTGCGCTGTGCAAACACCCACCATAATCTAGCATCACCATACAGGTCATAGGCCATCATGTCAGGGCGTAGGTTGTACACAGCAGAAATGGTAACGTATTCGTCGTCTACGCTTTTTGGTATAGGACGATTGATCATGACATCCAAGTAGTTGTCTACCACGTTGGTGTTGAAATAAGGACTGGTAGCATCATATAATGGCATTAGAAGAATCCTTGTTCACGCAGGCCTTGCCCGGTGGCATAATTTTTAAGGCTAAAGACCTGTGCTTGTTGCTGGCGACTTATCAATGGTAGTAGTGTGATTGATATGTCAATTTTGGTAGGCACATATGTGGGCTGACCTGCGATACCATAGTAATTAGTGATGTTTTGTGACACAGGATTATTTGCTCTAGCACCAGGATTGATAAAATTATCAAATGTATTTTTTAGACTGGTCAGCCTAGACAGCGTGGCACCCAAAGGACTGTTGCTGGCAGCGCCTTGTTGATTTCTAATACCAGCTAAATTTACAGCACCGCCTGAATAATTTCTTGCACCACCGGCACGGATATAATCCACATCCGAAGGTAGACTATAGTTGAATGCGCTGAGCAAACAAGGATGTTCATTGAATTGATAAACTCCAAGGCCGTCCAAATACAGCACCGGGGGCGGTGTGCCTGCCACGGGATTGGAGTCTTGTCCGTAAAACATTTTGCTGGCGCTGCGGAAAAAATGTATCACAGCCAACATATAATCAGCTTCGGCGGCGCTGTTGGCAGTGAACACACCAGTTACAGAAATTTCCTGTACGCTGGAATTTTTGTAGAAATATCCTTTGTAGTTGGTATGTACCAATTCGTAAGCATCATAATTGGCGCGATAGCTTGTTGATATTGTGGGAGTATATGGAAACACCACACCTTGTGTTTCTCTCAAAGGTTGTAATATGCCGGCATCGGGTGCTCGGTACAGATAGTTGGCACCCGGTGCTAGGCCAATTCGCAAACGCCAATCTTCGTTGGTGTTTTTGGCACGCAGTTGTTGTAGAGCCTGTGCTTGACGCAGTGTTTCTACTTCGGCCTGTGTCTGGGCACGAGCAGTCAGTGAACCGTCGGGGCCAACTTCGACTACATCGTCGCCGGTGCCTTCTTCACGTTCGCCGTAATCGCCTTCAACATCGCTGTAGGGATCCACTTCCACTTCATTGCTGTAATCAATGGGATTGTCTTGTTCTTGCTGTTCTTCTTCGCTGAGTTCTCGATCTCCAATGGCTGTGTAGGGATTCTCTGCTGTTAGGTTTCCATCCTCATCTTGTACTATAAGTTGATTTTCTCGTTCCAGATCAATCTGTTCATCTGTTAATTGAGCATCATCTCCGCCTTGGACATCATAAGGATTCTCTGCTGTTAGATTTCCATCTTCGTCTTGCTCAATCAGTTGATTTTCTCGCGCCAGATCAATCTGTTCATCTGTTAATTCAGCATCATCTCCGCCTTGTACAGCTGTGTAGGGATTCTCTGCTGTGAAATTTCCATCTTCGTCTACTGTGATCAGTTGATTTTCTCGTTGCTGATCGATTTCGTCGTCGGTTGCAGATTGCTGTGCAGATAATGCAGAATCTAATTCTGGGTTTACTGTTGTGGTATTTGGAGTGGCATTGTTTATCTCCGCAGCCTGCTGATTAATAGCGTTGGCCGCGGGATCTGCGTTTCCGGTCACTGCTGGAGCCCCAGGTGCAGGTGCTGAGCCTCCCGAGGATACTCTGGCTAAGTCATCCTGACTTTGTGTCAAACTTTGTTCTTTGATGGCCAGCACGCTGTTGGTCTGGCCAATTTTGTTTTCTTGATCGGATATATCTGAGTTCAAGGCATTGCGTTTAGCCAGTATCTCTGCTTGCTCGGGGCTGCCTGGAGCAGCCGACTTTAGTTCCTCACCCAACTTAGCACGGGCCGCTTCCAATGACTTGAGCTGCGTCTGCTGAATCTCCAAGTCAGATTTTAAGTCATTGACCTGCGCTCGGTAATCGTCTACCTGCGTCTGATACGCTCGTGACGTCGAATTGGTATCTGCCGGCCGAGTCAATTCAGGACTTATTGCCGTGTTTACTGGTGCATCTATACTCCTAGGTTGTGCTGTGTTGAAGGATGCTTGTGGAGATGCTGTGGCGGCACCTTCTACTGTGTTGGTCTGCACCAAGGTATTGTTGCCTTCGGCTCCGGCAATCTTGGTAGTGTTTACCGCGCTGTCGCCGCTGTCAAGAGCCGCCACCTGTTGGCGTGTGGCTTCGGCTTCTGTGGTCACTCTGGTCTGTGCTGTCTGGGGCACTTGCGAATTGGTAACACTTGATGTCACTGTAGTGCTGTTGATAGTTTCGCTAACGCCAGGTTCATATGTGGTGGTAACTTCTCCGCCTTCGCCAGACTTGGCTTCAAATGCTCGATTGTTCAATGCTGTTTGCTTGGCGCTGAGTTCTCGATAGGTGGGATCTCTCAGAATCTCTCTTCCGCTTTTGCCTTGATCGCGCAGGCTCTGTGCATAAGCTTCTTTTTCCAAACCGACTGAATCGGCCTGAGTCTGCAGAGCCCGGCTGGCAGGTGTATCCTTATACACAAAATCCGCCACTTTGAAAGTGGTCACCCCGCCTCCGGATGTGGACACTTGTTCCTCGGTAAAGGTGGTAGTGGTGGTTGTTGTTTTGAGCGGGGGAGATGAAACCACCGGTTGATTGGTAATATTGGTGGGCGGAGGATCTTCAAAGAATCGAGCGTTTTCTGCTTGTTCCTCAGCAGTTGGAGTATAAACATTATAATCTACACCCGCTTTTTTACTGCCAGTAGTATAAACTTCTACTTGGCCACGCGTGGGGCTGCCCGGCACATCGTTTAGTATCAACTCTGTGCTTTCAAGCAGCGCAGTGGCTCCGGGAACTTGTTGTTCTGCCTGTTCTAAGGTAAGACCCTGAGATGTCAGTCTGTTGAGTTCTGCGGCTATCTGTTGTGGTGTCAATGCCATTGCTTTATCCTGTTATCTATATTTAGCACCCGTAAAAACGGCGATTTTGGAGTGATCCGCGGTTGACACAACGGCAATTTGTTGTAAAATAAATACATTCTAACAAGGATTCACCATGGCATTGGCCGCACCCAGAAACTACCTAAACAACCGCGATTTACTGAAAGAAATACACCTAAGCAAAAACACCTACTGCTATTACGCTGACAGAACACAGGATCATCAGTATGACATCATCTTGGCCAGTGTTGCCAAGATCAATCGCAATACCATAGCCGAAGCACGCAGAAATCGTGCAGCCAGACTGACCAAGGAAACTGGCGCAGAAGTCAACGAAAAAAAGATTCCGCACACGGATTTGGTGTTTCGCATCATGACCTGGGAGCATATTCCCATGGCGCCTAAAAAAGTGCCCAAGGCACAGGCCAAGAAGAAATCCGTGGAAGAACTGTTTGGCTGGGAAGAACTGCCTGAAGAAGATCCCTTGGCCGAAATAGTGGACATCGTGCCCGAAGAAGAACCCGTGGCACAGACACATATCAGATTGAACTTTCCGCCGTTTGAACACTTCCGGCTCACGGAAGACAAAGATCCTTACATCGTGGGCCGCAGCCACTGGTCCGGAGATCTTGACACCGGAGTGTTTTGCAAAGAACACGGCAAGATGACCAACAAACTGGCACATATGTTTATCAAACTGTGCGAGCGCTATGCCACCCGATCAAACTGGCGTGGTTATACCTACAACGAAGAAATGCGCGGCACCGCACTGCTGCAATTGAGCCAGATTGGATTGAAGTTTGATGAATCAAAATCAGACAATCCTTTTGCTTACTATACCGCGGCCATAACCAATTCCTTTACTCGTGTGCTCAACGAAGAAAAGAAAAATCAAAACATCAGAGATGACATATTAGAAATCAATGGACTCAATCCCAGTTGGACAAGACAAATGTCCAATCAGACTGTGAAGTACGAAGAATAACTGCTACACTAGCACTCTATGGATAAACTTTTCAAGAAGGCTGCTGTCTTTACGGACATCCACTTTGGACTCAAGTCCAACAGCCAACTGCACAATGAAGACTGTTTGAATTTCGTAATCTGGGCCACTGCCGAGGCAAAAAAACAAGGCTGTGAAGTGGCCATGTTCTTGGGAGACTGGCACAACAATCGTGCCAACATCAACATCGTAACACTAAATTATAGTTTACGAGCCTTAGAACATCTCAATGACAACTTTGATGCTGTTTATTTTATTCCTGGGAATCATGACCTGTACTATCGCGATCGTCGTGATATTCAAAGCGTGGCTTGGGCTAGACACTTACCGCGAGTTAATATTGTCAACGATTGGTTTAGTGGCGGTGATGTTGCTATCTGTCCTTGGCTCGTTGGCGAGGATCATAAAAAGCTTCGTTTCCTAGACAAGCAGTATGTGTTTGGGCATTTTGAACTGCCCACATTCTTGATGAATGCCATGGTAGAAATGCCCAGCCACGGTGAACTGTCCGCAGATGATCTGGCCAGTGCAGGCCACGTGTTTTCCGGACACTTTCATATGCGGCAGACCAAAAAGAATGTGACCTACATAGGCAACTGTTTTCCGCACAACTACGCAGATGCCGGCGACGATGCTCGCGGACTCATGATCTTGGAGTGGGGGCAACAGCCTGTGTATCATGCCTGGCCCGACCAGCCCACTTATCGTGTGATGAATCTCAGCACTGCGATTGATTCTGCGGATCAGGTTTTCCGCTCAGGTATGCACGCTAGGCTGCAGTTGGACATAGACATATCCTACGAAGAAGCCAACTTTATCAAAGAAACGTTCCACGAAAAATACAAACTTAGAGAAGTCAGTCTGATACCCAACAAGATGCAAGGCGTTGAAACAGATCTAGCACCAGGCAATGTGAAGTTTGAATCAGTGGATCAGATCGTCACACAGCAGATCACAGACATTGGCAGCGATCATTATGACAACAAGCTGCTGTTGGAAATATGGCATAGACTATGATACGCATCAACAAACTCACTGTAAAAAACTTCATGAGTGTGGGCAATACCACACAAGGTATCGACTTTGATCGCCAGGATCTAACCTTGGTCTTGGGCGAAAATCTAGACCTTGGTGGAGATGGTTCGCGCAACGGCACGGGCAAGACCACTATCATCAATGCGTTGAGTTATGCGCTATATGGGCAGGCCCTGACCAACATACGTAAAGACAATCTCATAAACAAGACCAATGCCAAGAACATGATTGTGAGTTTGGATTTCAATGTGAACAATCAGCGATATCGCATTGAGCGTGGACGCAAACCCAATGTACTTAAATTCAGCATTGACGACGAAGTACAGCAAACCGAAGATGACAACAGCCAAGGTGACTCAAGAGAAACACAGTTGGCTATAGAACGCACCCTGGGCATGACCCACGATATGTTCAAACACATCTTGGCACTAAACACCTACACAGAACCTTTTCTAAGCCTCAAAGCCAATGACCAGCGTGCCATCATTGAACAGTTGTTAGGTATCACTTTGTTGAGCGAAAAAGCAGATCTGCTCAAGGAAGAAATGCGTGAAACCAAAGACGCCATGAGCCAAGAAGAGCATCGTATCAAAGCCATGATCGAAGCCAATCGCCGCATGGAAGAGCAGATAGAAAGTTTGAAACGCAGGCAAACTCTTTGGATCAACAAACGCGACGAAGATATCACTGCACTACAACGTCAAGTGGATGAACTTGGCCATCTAGACATAGAAGCAGAACTGCAGGCGCATCGTGACTTATTGGCCTACAATCAGCGTGCCAAAGATCTCAAAGATCTTGGTGCTGCCATTGCTCGTGGGCAAACCGACGCTGGTCGCGAGTCTCGGCTGATAGACAAGATCACCAAAGAGATAGCCAGCCTACAGGATCATCGCTGCCACGCCTGCGGTCAGGATCTACACGATGCTGATCACGGCAAGATGCTGACCAGCAAACAGCAAGATCTATCACAGTCACAAGCAAACTTACAAAAGATCAATCAAGATCTTGCAGAGTTATCCCTGGCAGTCACAGCAGTGGGTCCGCTGGGCACACAGCCCAAGGTGTATTATGATCAAGAAGCAGATGCGCACGAGCATCGCAGTAGACTGGCCAGTGCCGAACTGAACTTGAAAAACAAACAGGCCGAGACAGATCCTTATGCAGAACAGATTGAAGAAATGCAGCAACAGGCCTTGGTTGAAATCGACTATGATATGGTCAATCAACTGAAACGATTGCAGGATCATCAGGACTTCTTGCTGAAACTGCTGACCAGCAAAGATTCGTTTGTGCGCAAAAAGATCATTGATCAGAATCTCTCATATCTCAACAGCAGGCTCACACACTATCTAGATCGCATAGGCCTGCCGCACACAGTGGTATTCCAAAACGATCTAACTGTACAGATCACAGAACTGGGCCGGGACCTGGACTTTGACAATCTTTCGCGCGGTGAGCGCAATCGCTTGATACTGAGTCTGTCCTGGGCGTTTCGTGATGTGTGGGAAAGTTTATACTCGCCGGTGAATGTGTTGTTCATTGACGAACTGATAGATTCTGGTATGGATTCATCGGGTGTGGAAAATGCTCTGGCCCTGCTGAAGAAAATGACCAGAGAGCGCAACAAAAGTGTTTGGTTGGTGTCGCACAAAGACGAACTGGCCGGACGTGTGGAAAACATATTGAAAGTGGTCAAAGAAGGTGGCTTTACTTCCTATGCCACTGATGTGACCAATTAAATTTTGAACAGACTCTAGACTCAGCTAACTATCTGCCTATGCCATCAAAAAGTAAATCCAAAGGAAGCAGTTGGGAACGAGCAGTAGCCTTGCACCTAACTGAACTCTATGGAGAAACTTTTACCCGTGTGCCCAATTCAGGCGCATACATTGGTGGCAAGAACACACATCGCAAACAAACACTACACGAAGGTCAGATCCGCGCTTTCAAAGGCGACATCATACCCGGGCAGAGTTTTCCGCGATTCAATTGTGAATGCAAGTCGTATGCAGACTTTCCATTCCATCAACTGTTCCAAGGGCAGGTTGCTGTTTTAGAAACGTGGCTTGATCAACTGATGGACGTTGCCGATCCCGGTGACTACAACATATTGATCATGAAATTCAATCGCAAAGGCAAATACATCGCAACTCAGGCTCACAGAGACCATCTCCTATCTAGACAATTCAACTACGGCTCCATCAAACACGATCATTGGTATATCATGGATTACGATCAGTTCTGGGAAACAAACGCTGATCTAGTCCGGCAGTATTGCGCTGCCTAACTACAGAACCCTACAATACGACCTGCGCTGGCTGCTGGAATGCCAGTCTCCAAGATGGACCCTCTGGGCCCTGGGTGTGGAGAGTCACCGCAATCGATGAGTTAGCACATATCCATGCTCCTAGAGCGAAAAATGTAGCACAAAAGATGCAGGCACTGTGAAAAAGAAACAACCTGCGCTGATCCGGGATTCGTCAGATGGGTCCAGGGTCAGTACCGTTGAAATGAACGCTGAAGTAGGGGGTACCGGTCAACCGCCTCCGTGTAGTGTACCAGACTACAATCTTCTTAATCTGACGGCTCTTCCAGGTGACGGGAAAACTCTGACCATGGCAAGCGATAGTTCACCCGCCCAGGGTGAACTACGGCTCAAGGCTCTGGGAAATCAGTTTAAAGTAACAAAGGTTTTGACAGTAAACTTTAGGATGAACTAAGTTCAGATGAGCGCAAGCGAAATCTGAAGATCACGCAGTGATCTATAAACAGTGTGAGACTCGTGCTTGAGAAATGACATACCCTGACTTGACTGTGACCAAAATTAAAAGAATGGCAATCCAGACTTCTTGGTGGTTTCCATGTGCTGTTTGGTCATGTCATTGAACAATTTGCGATCGGTGGGACTGAGATAGAATGCATCTTCGTAAGATATACCACCACGGCTAAGCCATGATATTTCCCACATTTCGCTCCTAATACCGTTGATGTCTCGATCCATTTTTGACACCAACTGTTCAATCGATTCTTGATCTAGTACTAGGAGCTGCGCCCGAAAAAATTTGATAGATCCAACACCAGGGGTTGTTCGTAGTCCTTGCTACAGTGACTACAGGTCAACTTCAGCGGTTTGAGATTGCTGGCACTGCGTTTGGCAATGGCAGCATCTTTGATAGCATTGAAAATCTGACTGCTACAGTTGGTTAAAAATTCCAAGATCTGTGATTCATCATCTACTATGACATCATCGGTGCGTATGCTACCAATGCTGCGACTCAGTGCTTTGATGGTTCCTTCGGTTACTTTCAAAATGAGATCATTGATCTGTTGCAGTCGATCAGCATTGGTAAGATCTGCTGTGGGCATGATTTCTGCTAGTTTTTGCTCGTTGAAGTGATCTTGATTGGTTTCGTTGATTTCTTTATAGGTCAAAGGTCTGAACATGATTTCAAAGTTGCCAATCACTGTGGATTTTTGATACTCGCTGCGGCCTATCATGGCCAGCTGATGGTTTAGATCTATCACATACTCTGATGTTTCTTGACAGTGCGTGCAGGATCCAGTGACATCTATGTCCTTGCCGTAGGTGGCAATCTTGATGGCTATCAACATAGCGTCAAGATCGATACTGGGCACTGCCCAGGCATTTTTCACATTGGGTATGCAACTCTGTATGAGACTGATCACACTGGAGCCGTTGAACAGCGCATCAGGAGTCTTGTTCAGTATCTCATCCCGCACAGTCATGGGATACACTGGAAGTTCTCCGTTTTCAGGCATGTCAAGATCATTGGGTCCATAGTGTAGTCCGTTTGAAGGTAGTCGCAAAAATATCGTGGGCTGCCTAAAATAGCGAGTCAAAGGGTTAAAAGATGTCATTTTTCTGTCCAATAAATAAGGTAACACTACTTATTGCGGTTAAACAATGGATCAACAATATCTAAGAGAATTTGCCGAAGCAACCAAACGTGCCCAAGAAGAAATTCAAAAATACGGCGCAGTTACTGCTGGCACCGCACAGCAGTTAGAACAACTGCAAAAAGTACAACAAGCACAGATCCTCAACGCTAAAAAATGGAGTGTGGCTGCTGGCGCTGCTGCTGGCGCTGCTACGCAACTTGGCTCATCCTTGCTGGCCGGTGATACCAGTGCCAAAGCTTCGGCCAAGGCCTTGTCGTCATTTGCTGGGGAAATTGGTGATCTAGTCAGCGGCTTGTCTATGCTCATGCCCGGCGGCATAATCATCAAGGGTCTGACATTTGTTGGAGGCCAGCTGCTGAAACTGGGCGGCAAATACTTTGAAAAAGTAGCAGAGACCACTGACTCACTGTATACCAGTTTGTACAAATTACGTGACACAGGACTGGCCACCGAATCGGGCATGAGCGGCCTGGCAGGTCGCATGGTAGAACTCAACTATGGTCTCAATGAAGTAGACAAAGCAGTTGCCTTGCTCAGTAGCAATGCTCAGACTCTGGGTGACTTTGGCGGTACCGCAGAAAAAGGCGCTATCGCATTTGGTGAATTTTCAGACAATCTACGAAAAAATGCCAACAGTACCTTTGTGGGCCTGCGTAGATTGACAGGCAGCCAAGACGAACTGAACAAAAGACAAGCAGTTTACATCAATCTGCAGACTCAGTTGGGCAACAAGACCAATGTTTCCATAGCAGAGTTTGAACGCATGACCAAAGCCACTGATGCACTCAGCAAGGCATTTGGTGTCAGTACCGATGAGTTAGACAAGAATCGCAAGCGAAATCTTGCTGAAACTGCCATGAGGTCTTTGGTACAACAGATGTCTGCTGGTGGTAAAGAAATGGCAGCACGCGGCGAGCAGATGCTAGAAGAAGTGGGTGTGCTACAAGCTCGAGGTGCAAGCAAAACAGCCGATGGTGTCAAAGCAGCACTGACAGGACAATTTGGCAGCGAAGATTATAAAAAATTACAGTTGGCAGCAGCAGCTGCAGGCGTGGATCTCAACAAACAAGTGGCCGACATCAAGACCGGCAAACAAACAGTCTTGGGTATGACGACATTGATAGCCCAAGGCGGACAAAAACTACAGGCAACTATGGGTCGAGTGGCTCAGCAAACACCCGAGATAATGGAAGAAACTTTTGGTTCATTACCGGAACTGCTAGATCTTGCAGCAGCCGGCGATCTTAAAAATCGCCAAGAACAAGGTGCCAAGTCCGCCGATGCCATGACCAAAGGATTAGATGCTGCCACTGAAGCCGAAAACAAAAGACGTATCGCTGCCGAACAAGTTCGTAACAGTCTACAGAGTTTCGTGGAAGCAGGCATAGTGCCTGCTACCAGTGCGTTGAAGACCATGACTGAGACTATCAACAAACTCACTGGCCAGAGAGCCGAGGCCCTGCGGGCACAAGAAAGATCGCCCAGTGGACTCGGCGGTGCGGCTGCAGGAGCTGCTGCTCTGGGGGCAGGAGGAGCTGTCATTGGATCAGTGGTACCAGGTGTGGGCACAGTTGCAGGTGGTGTCATTGGTGGCATAGTTGGCGGTATAGCAGGTGCCCTTGGTCTGATAGATCATTCCTATGTAGATGCCTTCAAGACCAATCCCGACGATGTGATTGATTTTGGTGATAAAAGTGGATCACGGCAGGCTTTTGAAGGGTTAGATCCCAAAACCAAAGAAGATTTTTTAAAAATGGCCACCGAGTACCACAAGGAGACCAAAGAAAAAGTCAAATTAACTTCGGCATTTAGAACACGCGAAGATCAAGAACGCCTCAAGGCCAATGAATCTAAAAACGCAGGCAGGCCCGTGGCTGCACCAGGAACAAGTTTACACGAAAAAGGCAAGGCCGTGGACATTGATACTGCTCAGGCACGCAAGATCAAGGCCATGGGCCTGCACGAAAAATACGGTTTTGCCAACGACATTCCTAATGATCCTGTGCATTTCTACAAAAAAGGATACAAAGATGGCGGCATTGCCGACGGTCCCGAATCAGGTTATACAGCACTGTTGCACGGACTAGAAGCCATAGTGCCTCTCGCCAACAATCGCAGCATACCTGTGAGTTTCCGTGATTCTGCACCAATGGGCATGAACTCGGATGCCATGTTCTCAGATACGCTGCCCAAGATCAACGAATCAATGACACAGCAAAGTCAATTTTTAGAACAACAACTGCAGAAATCCGAAGCCATGCTACAAGCTCTAAATCGTTTTGCCAGCGCAGATCAGATGCAGATCATGATAGATAAACTGCAGAACATCAGCGATAAAATGAACACCAACAACGACATCAACTCCAAAATACTCCAGCAGCAGATGTAAAACCCGCTAAGTAATAGCAAGGATCCCACACACCTATGTCTTGGAAAAAACACTTTAAAGTAGCCAACCCCGGCGACGGCTCCATGAGCCCCATATCAGGCAGCACAGCGCAGAGCCGCAACTATGGCGCAGATTTTGGTTTCCGTAACTATGCGTCACGCTTGCCTGAAGTGTATTCGGGCCATCCCAACCGTATTGAACGCTATAATCAGTATGAAGCCATGGACACTGATGCACAGATCAATGCCTGTTTGGACATTATCTCTGAATTTTCCACGCAAAAAAACCTGCAAAACGGCACCAGTTTCAATGTCAAGTACAAGGAAAAAGCCACAGATCATGAAGTAAAAATCATCAAAGAACAGCTGCAGGCCTGGGTCAAACTCAACAAGTTTGATCAGCGTATGTTCAAGATGTTCCGCAATGTGATCAAGTACGGCGATCAGGTGTTTATCCGTGATCCACAGACTTTTGAACTGTACTATGTGGACATGACCAAGGTCAGCCGTGTAATCGTTAACGAATCAGAAGGCAAGCGCCCTGAGCAGTACATTGTGCGTGACATCAACCCCAACTTCCAGAATCTAACTATCTCAGCCATTGCCACAGACGCTGCCTATGCCAATCAGCCGCAGCAGGGCTCCTGGGGCGGTCAGCCGGGCTATACAGTGCCTTCAAATCCGTTCAATCAAGGATCACGTTTCAGTCTCAGCCAAAACGAGTCGGCTATCGCTGCTGAACACGTGGTGCATTTGAGTCTGTCAGAAGGTTTGGATTTCTACTGGCCATTTGGACAAAGCATACTGGAAAGCATTTTCAAGGTCTACAAGCAGAAAGAACTGCTAGAAGATTCCATCCTGATATATCGTGTACAGCGTGCGCCAGAGCGGCGTGTGTTTTACATCGACGTGGGCAACATGCCTTCGCACTTGGCCATGCAGTTTGTTGAGCGTGTGAAAAACGAAATACATCAGCGACGTATTCCTACCTTGACCGGTGGAAGCATGAACATCTTGGATGCCACCTACAATCCACTCAGCATCAACGAAGATTACTTTTTTCCACAGACAGCAGAAGGTCGCGGATCTCGGGTAGAAATGCTGCAAGGTGGCCAGGCCGTGGGCGAGATCGACGATCTCAAGTATTTCAACAACATGATGATGCGTGGACTGCGTGTGCCTTCATCTTACTTGCCCACTGGTCCCGATGACTCTACCACACCACTCAGCGATGGGCGTGTGGGCACAGCACTCATACAAGAATTCCGTTTCAACGAATACTGCAAACGTCTACAGCAGTTGATACTGCACAAGTTGGATGATGAGTTCAAGATGTTCATGCGCTGGCGTGGATTCAACATTGATTCCAGTTTGTTTGATCTGGAATTCAATCCACCGCAGAACTTTGCTGCTTACCGTGAAGCAGAGTTGGATACCAGCAGGGTCAGCACTTTTACCACTTTGGAACCACTGCCTTATATGAGCAAGCGTTTCTTGCTGAAACGTTATCTGGGTCTGACCGAAGAAGAAGTGTTGGAAAACGAAGAAATGTGGCGCGAAGAGCGCGACGAGCCTGCAGCACAAGGCAGCCAAGGTTCAGAACTGCGTTCAGTGGGCATCAGTCCTGGAGGATTTGAAGCAGATCTTGCAGGACTGCCACCCGAAGGCGCGGGTGCTGGAGACCTGGGTGCAGATGATCTTGGAGCACCCGGAGCAGCAGCACCGCCTGCAGCCAGCACTATCACTGCGCCTGGTGCACCACCAGCAGTTTGACAAAATCAAGTAAATATCATTATGAATTTTCTTGAATTATTTGACAAAGAGCCCGAAGGCTATCAGGACTTACAGGACGACAACAGCCGTCCTAAACTGCGCCAACTGCGTAAAACCAAACTTACCTTGACTCAGATCAATAAAATACGCCGTATGCAAGAAGTGCGCAAGTTTGAGTACGATGAGAAATTAAAGTACATCCGCAAACAGTATGCACCGCCTCCTGCGGTGCCGGGCTTATGATACAGCCCAAGTCATAATACATAAATATTTCTACCAGAAAACCAGCCATAAGTGGCTGGTTTTTTAATATGTGCAGTAAATAACTCTACACAAACCTTATTCTAGAAAAGGAACCAAAAAATGTCAAGCAAGTTTGAAAAACTCATTGAGTACGTCATTAACGACGAAGAACAAAAGGCTCGTGACCTTTTTCACGAAATCGTAGTGGAAAAAAGCCGTGGTATCTATGAAGACCTCATGGCAGCAGAACTCAAAGAAGAATCCGATGAGGATTTGGAAGAATCTGCAGATGAAGAAATGGAAGAGTCCATGGAAATGGAAACCATGGGCGGCGATGCAGCAGATCAACTGATGAACGATATCAGTGCCAATGTTGATGCCGATGAAACAGCCATGGAAGATGACGAAGAAGTCATGGACATGGGTGCCGAAGAAGAAATGGTTGGCGGCGATGATTTTGCCGACGAAATGGGCGCAGGCGGCGATCTCGAAGGTGATATCGCCAGCATTGACAGCAAACTAGACGAACTACTGGCCAAATTTGAAGAAGTCATTGGCGGCGACGATGGTATGGTCGACGGCGAAGAAGACGATGAAATGACCATGGGTTCAGAAGTAGAAGCCGAAGAAGAAGAAGTTGAGGAAAGCCTAGCAGAAAACGTTCAACTGCAAAAAGTTGCTGTTGACCGTGGTGATCGTTTGGCAGGTCAAGGCACAACAGGCGGTGACAAACTGCGTGTTGACTCCAAAAGCCCAAACGCTAACAATGCCGGCGCCAGTGTAACTGGTTCGGTGGCCAAACCTGCTTCCAGCAAGTTTACTGCTGAAAACCCCGATGGTACCAAAGCACCAACAACACAAAAAGCACCTGACATTGAGTCTGGCCTGCAGAACACTGCTGGTAAAAACATGGCTCCCATGAAACCTGCTACCAAGCCCACGCTGAGCCAGGCTTCGGGTGTTAACACCAAGAGTCCTTTAAAAGCAATCAAGAGCTAATCTAGATGTTTAAAGGGAACCGTCACTTACAAGAAGTTCTCAGTTACGATGCTGCCAAGATCGTGGTTGAGAGCCGAGAAGAAGCTCCAGGTAAAGAGCCCTCCACTTTCATGGAAGGCATCTTTATCCAGGGTGACGTTAAAAACGCCAATGGACGAGTTTACCCAGTGCAACAGATTAGATCAGCAGTGGATCAGCTCAATGAGCAGATCAACGGTGGATTCTCTGTGTGCGGTGAAGTAGATCATCCAGAAGATTTAAAAATTAATCTAGACCGTGTGAGCCATATGATCCAGAAAATGTGGATGGATGGCCCCAACGGCATAGGTAAACTGAAGTTGTTACCCACACCCATGGGCAAGTTAGTTGATACAATGCTGCAGTCGGGTGTGAAATTAGGAGTTTCGAGTCGCGGATCAGGTAATGTTGATGACGCGACCGGACGTGTCAGTGACTTTGAAATAGTCACTGTCGACATCGTGGCACAGCCATCAGCACCAAACGCTTATCCTCGAACAGTGTATGAAAGCCTCATGAACATGAGATACGGACATAGAATGTTTGATATGAGCAAGAATGCTGTGGGCGGTGACACACTTGCACAGAAACACTTGAAGAACGAGATTGTCAAGTTCATCAAGGATCTGAAGATTTAGGAGATCGTAATGCTAGACGCAATCAAACCATTGCTAGATAGCCAACTGATCAACGAGTCAACTGGTGAAGCCATCACAGAAGCATTTGAGGCCAAACTAAATGAAGCTCGTGAGCAGGTGCGTGCAGAACTCCGTGAGGAATTTGCACAACGCTATGAGCATGACAAGTCAGTTATGGTCGAAGCCCTAGATCGCATGGTAACCGAAGGCCTCAAAGCAGAAATGCAAGAGTTCCAAGAAGAGCGCCGTGGTCTCAATGAAGACCGTGTGCGTTTCCAAGTCAAGATGAAAGAATCAGCCGAGAAGTTTAACAACTTCATGGTTGGTAAACTTGCTGAGGAAATCAAGGAACTACGTTCGGATCGTCGCACTCATACCGAGAGCGTGGATCGTTTAGAACGATTTGTAATTGAAGCTTTGGCTCGTGAGATTACTGAATTTGCCCAGGACAAGCGTGACGTGGTTAACACCAAAGTCAAACTTGTGTCTGAAGCCAAGAAGCAACTCACAGCATTGAAACAGCAGTTTGTAAAAGAATCTGCTGCCAAGTTAGGTCAGCGTGTTGCTGAACATCTACGTTCTGAACTTACTCAGCTCAAAGAAGACGTTAAAATTGCTCGAGAGAACAATTTTGGTCGTCGTATCTTTGAAGCATATGTCACAGAGTTTGCAGGCACTCATCTCAATGAGAATGCCGAAGTACGCAAGCTCCGGGCTGTGATTGCTGACAAAGAACAGAAATTGGCCGAAGCCATTGAATCAACTCGTACTGCCAAAGTATTGGTTGAGAACAAGGAACGTGAAGTTCGTATGATCAAGGAGTCCACAGAGCGTAGCCGCACTATGGATGAATTGCTCTCTCCTTTAAACGAGGAAAAAGCAGAAATCATGCGTAACTTACTAGAAAGCGTGCAAACACCTCGTCTTCGCACTGCTTTTGAAAAGTATCTACCAGCAGTTCTTGAGAACGCCGCTCGGAAAGTGGCTGTTGCAAAACAGACCATTACCGAAAGCGTACACAAAGAAGTCACTGGTGATAAATCTGCCGTCAAACCCAAGTCTGATGACGCATCAAACGTCATTGAGCTCAAGAGACTGGCAGGGCTTTAATCTTACGACAAGAAACAGGAGAGAATCATGTCACAAGAACTGTTAGAAAGCCGTTGGGACGAGACCAAAGAAGCCCTACTAGAAGGACTCAATGGTTCCCGTCGCAGCACAATGGGTGTAGTTTTAGAAAACACTCGCAAGTACCTGAAAGAGTCATCTGCAGGTACCACAGTTAGCGGTAATATCGCTACACTGAATCGTGTGATCCTTCCAGTGATCCGCCGTGTTATGCCAACTGTTATTGCCAACGAACTCGTTGGTGTACAGCCCATGACTGGCCCCGTTGGTCAGATCCACACTCTGCGTGTTCGTTATGCACAAAGCATGACAGACACATCAGCAGCAGCAACCAGCGTTACAGCTGGCCAGGAAGCACTGAGCCCGTTCTTGATTGCAACAGCATACTCTGCTGGTGCAAGCACAAGCGCAACTCAGAGCACTTACACTGGTTCCAACACAGCAGCTTTAGAAGGCGACGGCGGTCGTAAGATTTCCGTTCAAATCCTGAAGCAGGCCGTTGAAGCTAAAACACGTAAGCTCCAGGCTCGTTGGACATTTGAAGCTGCACAAGACGCACAAGCAATGCACGGTATCGATGTTGAGGCCGAAATCATGGCTGCTCTCGCACAAGAGATCACAACTGAGATCGACCAAGAGATCCTGCTGAGCCTGCGTTCATTGGCTGCAACAGAGTTCACATACAACCAGGCTACCGTTAGTGGTACAGCAACCTACGTTGGTGATGAGCACGCCGCACTGGCAGTTCTGATCAATCGTGTTGCTAACCTGATCGCTCAGCGCACACGTCGTGGTGCAGGTAACTACGCTGTAGTTTCGCCCGCTTCCTTGACAGTGCTCCAGAGCGCAACAACTTCTGCTTTTGCTCGCACAACAGAAGGCACATTTGAAGCACCCACAAACACCAAGTTTGTTGGTACACTCAACAGTGCTATGCGTGTTTATGTTGATAGCTATGCTAACGACTCGACACCAGTTCTGGTTGGCTACAAAGGCGCCAGCGAAGCTGATGCTCCAGCATTCTACTGCCCATACATTCCTTTGATGTCAAGCGGTGTTGTTCTGGATCCCAGCACATTCGAGCCAGTCGTTTCGTTTATGACGAGATATGGCTACATAGAATTGACAAATACTGCATCGTCTTTTGGCAATGCGGGCGATTATGTCGGCGAGATAGCCGTCCAAAATCTGTCGTTCAGTTAATTCTTCGCTGTACATCCTTGCAATACTTCCCCGGGATGGGAAACAAAGAAGGCACAGAAATGTGCCTTTTTTTTTTGACTAGAAAATCTACCGCTAAGTATTGTTGCTCGTGTAGCACATACACATCACACAGAAAGGAGTCTATCATGAGCAAAACACCTTACGAGATCCGTCTCGAACTACTCAAACTGGCCAACGAAGTGCTGGTAACACCCATCTTCCAGCGCCGCGATGCACTGATCCAGGAATTCCACAGCCGATTTGAAAGCGACAAGTCTGCCCACTTTCCTGCACTGCCGGATTTTCCTAGCACAGACACAGTGATAGCAGAAGCCGAAAAACTCAACCGGTTTGTAAGCCAGCAGTAAAAGAGCCCCGCAAGGGGCTTTTTGTTGTATTGGTAATAAATATTAGTTCATACCAAGGAATTGCAATGAAGACCTATAACTTTCGCGCACAAGTTAGAATCAACGGCAACATAGAATACAGAGATTTTGTTATCACTGCTACAAGTTGGCGCGATGCAAGACAGCAACTTCGAGAAGCCATGAACACTGCTGTTTAAGTTTTAATCAAATGTCTAATCCTCCTCCTTATACTGATATAACTGGCATCACCCGAGCTGTCATGAAAGACAATGCGCAGGTGTCTATCGTGGACTACAATGGCAATGCCAGACCTGGAGAACTGGTAGTAGCACAAGGTACTACCAATCTTTACATAGGCAACAGCCTTGGCCAGTTGACCTTGGTTGCCAGTGGCATTGCTGTGTCCGCAGGCAATGTGGTTCCTGCAGGATCCTATCCACTGTACTATGATCCTGTGACCCAGCAAATGACTGTGGTCACTCCTTGATTTCTACTCC